ATTGATAATATTAAAGTTGAAGATTTTGTTAAATCACATACAGATATATTTGATTTCTGTTGTTCGCAAAAAGTAGATAAAAGTTATCATGTAATGTGGACAGATACTAATTTTGTATCTAGCAAACAGCAAAGGTTAAATAGATTTTATGCTTCAACTAAAGGTGGTTATATTTATAAATGTAGAGATAACAAAAAAAATCACATGTTAAAAGATTCAGGTGTAATGATTTACAATAATCATAATCCTGATATATTTCCTACAGATGTTAATTACAAATTCTATATTGCTGAAATTAATAAGATTATTAATCAGATAAATAATAATTCACAATTAAGTTTATTTTAATATGGAAATAAGAGAAGGAATAATTTATAAATCTAAATCAGGTAAAAAAGCTTGTATATCTAAAATTGATAAAAATAATATTGAAGTTTATTTTGATGATAATAAATCTGATATAGGATTTGATCCTGTTGATGTTGTTCTTAAACATTTTAAAGATGAACATTTTAAACTAATACATTATCCTTATAAATTAGGTGATTGGGTTTATGATATTGATGAACAATATACTAAAAGTCATAAAACTCCTAGAATTACACAAATTACTAAAATAAAAAAAGATAATTCTTATGTTAGATATTATGTTAATGATGAAGATTCTGGAGTAAATGAAGAATACTTTCAAGTAGAATACAGACCTTGTTTTGATCATGAAATACCTAAAGAAAAAATTAAAAAAGAAAGTATGACTTACTTAATAAAGTTTTTAAAAAAAAGAGGAATAATTTAAATAATAAATATGGAAAAAGAAATGCTTGATGTCTTAAATAAGACTTATGATAATAGGATATTAAGGAAAAAAACTGTACCTTTATTCATGTCAAATCCAGGGATAGGTAAGACTACAATTATTAAAAAGTTTGTAGAAGAAAAAGGTGTTAACATGGTTAAGATAACACTAAGTCAAAGAATGCCAAATGAAGTAGTGGGTATGGTTATGCCTGATGTTAAAAGTGGTAAGTTATTAGTTTATGATAGTCATGAATTAAATTCTTTAAAAGATGGTGATGTATTATTTTTTGATGAGGTATTTAATGGTACTCTAAAGCAAACTTTAGATGCTGTATTAAACTTATTAGAAGATCGAATGTTGCCATCAGGTAAAAAGTTAGCTGATGTAATGATAGTGTCTGCAAGTAATCCACAAGGGTTAATTAATTTAACTCCTCAAATTAAGGAAAGATTTATTAGGTATGATTTAAAATTTAATTCTGAAGAGTATCAAACTTTGATGAAAGATAAATATGGTATGCCTAATAGTATTTCTAAACATTTGTGTACATTAATTAGTAAAGAAAAGTTTGATCAAGATACTTGGGATTATGTTACTCCAAGAAGTGTTGAGAAAGCAATAAACCAAATTGGTTGTGAATTAGAAAGTCCTTATGGACATTTATTAATTCCTTTTCTTAGTCAGAAAATAGTATCTCCAGCAGATATTAAATCAATTAATGTAAATAAAGGAGATGAAGTTGAATATATAAATTTACTAAAACTAATAATACAAAATGATAACAAAAATCACAAGTAAGAAAGTAGAAATACCAACAATATTTCTAGTTGAGAATGAGGAAGATTTTAAGAATCTACCCAAAGGATTACCTTATATCATAGGTAGCAAAGAAGAATTAAGTTTTATAACTGTATTCTTAGAATTTCAAGTGTTATATAAATCTTGTTTAAAGACAGGTATACCAATTAAATGGTTAGATTGTTTAAGAAAGATTGGATATAATTCTAATAGTATTAGAAATTACACATTAAATTCAGGTGGAGAATACTATGAAGGTGGTAGTGGAAGATATGAATTAAAAGTAGATGATTTTATTGAAGATCAATATTTTGTTGACTTTGATAGATTATCTCAGTTAAAAATCTTACCAGTATGGTTAGAAGATATTAAAGCTAGTATTGAAACTAACATTATTGATGAAGTTACTTTTGATCCTACAGCATTTAATAAACAATTAGGAATGAACATTGGTTATGGTAATATTAAACATAATATGAAGAATCTATTAATACTAGATATTTCATCATCTATGCCTAAGTCAGTAGTATTAACTATTACTAATTTAGCTAAGTTAATGTCTAAGAAATTCTATGCTGATGTAATCTTAACAGGTAGAGAAAGTTATTTGATAGATTATAATGACGTACCTAATACTGATATTGTAGGTGCAGTAGGAGATTATGGTGGAGGTAATGAAGGAGAAATGTTTAATCAGATTATAAAAAGTAATAATGAATATAATACTGTTATTTCTTTTGGTGATAATGATAATCCTGGATACTATGCAAGTAGAGGAGATAAATGTAATTTTAAAACTCAAACATTATATTCATTACATACTGACAAAAACAGTGATAATGTAACTGGTTATGCAAGATCATTTACTCCTAAGACTACTATTAAAGTAAGAAACTGGATTAACACAATAAACAAATAAATATAAACCCTAAAACCCAAAAAACAAAATGGAATTTTTAACAGCAAAACAATTAGAATTAAATGCAGCAGGTTACTTAATCAGCAAAGAATCTAAGAAACCAGTAAATCATGTAGATTATGTTAAACAACAACAATCAGCAGAATATCTTGTTAAGTTTGCAGAAGCAATTAAAGATAAAAACTTTACAGCAAGTAAAGTTGATAATTTACAAGAAATTAAAGCTAGTGTAATAGCAGCTATTAATGATACTGCTAAATCTTATGTATCAGCACCTAGTAAACCAACTAGCAAAGTTCAAGATGAATTAGTTAAATATGCATTAGATTTTGTTAATTATGAAGATTCTAAAGTAGAAGTTTCTAAGATGAATGAAGTTATGAATGAATTTAATAAAATTGATGATGTAGAATCAGTTGGTGATTATTTCTCTGAAGGTGTTGTTAAGTTAAATGCTATTTATAGTATTAAACAAATTTTAGCAGCAGTTAAGATTACATCAGAAAAATTAAAATAATATAATAAATTAGGTGCTTGTTCAAGTACAAGGTTAAATGACTGGTGATAGCGGTCAGCCTATTTATTTTAAAACAACTTAAATGAAAGAACAAATTGATAATGCTATTGAATTATTAAAAAAACAAGAGATTAATGGATGTATTACAGGTAGTTGTCTTTTAGATTACTTTGAAGGACAAGACATTGACTTATTTACTTATGATAAAGCTAGTTTTACAAAACTACTTTATTTTATGTATTATAATCCAATGTTTAATATCTTAGATCCATTAGAAAAACATAAGTTTGAAGAATTTACAAATGAAGATAAATCTTCGTTAGATTCATTAGGATTAATTACAATCAAATTTAAATATAATTTATGTGTAGATGTAAATGTTATATTTAAAAAGTTTAACAAAACTTGTTTTGATGTAGTTAGTAATTTTGATTTAGATATTATAACAACAGCTTATGATATTAAAACAGGTAAAACTATTTCATTAAGAGAATCTACAGGTAAAGTAGGCACTTGGAATAAATGGAATAATACATTTTACAAATGTAACTTCTGGGGTACTAAACGTCTTTTAAGACAGTTTGAAAGAGTAGTTAAATATACACAAAGAGGTTATGACTTAACATCTGTAACTGATAAGTATATTGAAATTATAGAAGAAATTATTTTGACAGATAATTTTTACAAATCTGATAAAGGAACTAAGTACTTTGATGATACTATTGAACAATTTGAAGTAGTATTAAAAATACTTAAAATTTGGAAGAGAGATTTAACTCTTACACCAGAACAATTATTAACATTAAAAACATTAGTATAATGAAACATTTAATAATGAACAATTTTAGTGAAACTGAACTATTAGAAGTACCAGTTCCTAATAAAACTTTAACTTATAGTCCTATTTCACATAGGGAAATAATAGAAGGTATTAAAGAACAACTGGATATTAAAGGTTTTAAGATTAAAACTTCTAATTACAAAGCTAATCATGAAGGAACTAAATTAATAGGTTATTATGGTATAGAACACACTGATAGTGAGTTAGGTATTATGATGGCTTTTAGAAATAGTTATAACAAGACTATGTCTGCAGGATTAGCAATAGGTGCTCAAGTATGGATTTGTGAAAATGGAGTAATATCAGGAGATATTTCTTTAATTAGAAAACATACTGGTGCAGCTAGCTCAATTGTTAAAAATAAAATTATAAATTCTATCAATGAATTTGATATTTCATTTAATTCTATTATTGCTGATAGAAACTTAATGAAAGAAAGAGATATAACAAAAAAGACTTGTTCTGAATTGTTAGGTAGAATGTATATTGAAGAAAAAATGATAACATCTACTCAGTTAGATATTATCAAAAATGAGTTATATTATTCAAAAGATTTTACAAATGATACTGTTTGGGATTTTTATAATAATATTACAGAAAGTTTAAAAACAAGCACAATTAATAATCATTTAAATGACCATGTTAAAGTACATAACTTTATCAAAAAAGAATTATTAACCTTAAAAACATTAGCATAATGAGTGAGATAGATAACTTACTGAATGAATTAAAAAATATGAAAGCTGAGGCTAGAGCACATTTACTTAATAACAAAGACACATGGAGTAAAATAGGAAACAAAGATTTATCTGGTTTAGGATTTAACTCTATTGATGAATTACAAGCATGGATTTTAGAAAACCCTTATAGCAATATTTAATATGAGAAAGTTTATAACAGATAATGATATTTCTTTTGAGCCAGGCTCAAGAAATAGTAGTGTAGTAACACTTATTGGATATGCTCAACATTTAGGTTGGTATCAAGGACAATTAGAAGATGCTTTAAATGATGAAATTAAAGTTGATGGATTTATTGGAACTGAGATAGATAGACTTTGGGATTATTGCAAAGCTAATAATTACAAAAAGTGGTGGACAACTAAAGAAGCTAGAAATCAATATAAATTCTAATGAAATCATTTCTCTTAAAATCAAATGCTCCTATTGTAAAATGGTCTATGGTTCCAGATAATACATTTTTTGAAGGTAATGTACCAGAAGGTTATGCTTTAGCTGTAGCACCATCAGATAATTATATTATATTAGATATTGATGTTAAGAATGATAAGAATGGTTATGAATTTATACCTGATAATATTTTATCTGAATTACAACAATCATTTATGTATAATACAAAATCAGGTGGAGCTCATTGTTGGCTTAATTATACAGGAGATAAGCAACTTTTAAATAAAGCTACTAAGTATGGCTTAGATTTAAGGGTTGCTAAAGGCTCTTATGCAATGGGCTATGTTAAATATCCACATAATGTAGATATTAGACAATGTATTCATTTAATTAAAAAAACTTCTTCTAATATGAATACTTGGCTAGAATCATTATTTCAAGGAGTAAAAGTAGATAATCAAATAAATAACAAATAAAAAACAAATAACATGGAAAATCAAGTAAACTCAGTAACAGAAGTTACTTCAGTAGCAAAGACTACTACAACAGCTAAAACAATCTCTAAAGTAGAATTAGCTTCAATGGTTGAATCAGGAACTAAGAAAGAAGCTATTGCAACTTATTATGGTTTAAATATTGCTCAAACAACTAAGTTGTTAAAATCAGCAGGTTTGAAAATTCGTAAGTTTCATGCACCATCATTTACTTTAGTAGACTAATATGACTAGAGAAGATATTCAAAATAAAGTTTTAAAGTTATTAGAAGATAAAAGTAGAGCAACAATTGCACTTTCAGGAGGTACAGGTAAAACCCTTATAGGATTAAGACATATGGAATCAAAGCAATTTGGTCATCATAAATTTTTAGTAGTAGCTCCAAAGAAATCTATTTTTGAATCTTGGAAAGATGATGCTAAAAAGTTTAATCTTGAATATCTACTTGAAAATATTACATTCTCTACTTATTTATCTTTACCTAAACAACGCCATGATTATGATGGTATTTATTTAGATGAGGTACATAATCTTAAATTAACTAAGAATGCTTGGATGAGTATTTATAAAGGACCAATATTAGGACTTACAGGAACTCCTCCTAGGGATGAAAAATCAGAAAGTGGTTTTATGGTAGATAAGTATTGTCCTATAATATATTCATATAATACAGATCAAGCAGTAGATCATTCTATATTAAATGATTACAGAATTGTAGTTCATTATGTAGAGTTAGATAAAGAAAAGAATGTAAAAGTTGTAAAACCACAAGCTACTTGGATGACTAGTGAACTAGCAATGTATAACTATTGGTCTAATAGAGTTGATAGTTCTTTTGGTAAAATGAAACAGATTGCTGCTATTCAAAGAATGAAAGCAATGCAAGGATTTTTATCAAAAGAAATTAAAGCTAAAACTTTATTAAATGATATAGGATTATATAGCAAATGTCTATGTTTTGCTAGTACTCAAGAACAAGCAGCAAGAATATGTCCTGTAACTTATCACTCTAATAATAAGTTTTCTGAATCTAATTTAGAAAATTTTAAAGTTAGTACTGGTATGCATAATAAATTATGTGCAGTAGAACAATTATCAGAAGGTGTTAATATACCTAATTTAAAGTTTGGAATTATCTTACACTCTTACGGCAATGAGAGAAAAGCTAGTCAAAAGATTTTTAGATTTCTTAGATTAAACCCTAATGAATGTAGTACTATACATATATTATGTTACAAGAACACAATTGATGAACAATGGGTTGAATCTGCTCTAAGTGGATTTAATCAAGATAAAATAACATACTTATAATGGAGAAATTTAGTGTAGACTTAAACAAATTATATACTAATAAACTAAAATTAGAAGAATGGTTTATTTTATATTGTTTAGTCAATAGAGAAGAAGAAATACTTGTGAAATATGTCCAAAGTTGTGGATCAATTGACACTGAAGTATTTTATAATTTGAGAAATTCTGGATTTATTATATTAAAAGATGCATTAAACTGCACATTTGATAGTATTATTGTGACTGAAATCACAAAAAACCTATTTAATGTGCAAGATAATGCACATTTTGATGTATTATTTAAAGAACTATTATCTGTTTACCCAAATAGTGTCAAAAGAATTACTGGTGGTACAAGAAGATTACATAATGATTTAGTAAGATGTAAGAAATTATATAGATCTTGTCTAGTTAACGGTGAAAATATAAATATAGACTTACATAAAAAAATATTATTATGTGTTCAAATGTATTACAGAGAACATTTAAAAGATAATAAGCAAGAATTTATGCAATTATTAGCTACTTTTCTTTCTCAAAGAACTTTTGAGCAATATCTGAGTGATGTTACTAAAATAGACATATTACCTAAATCAAACACTGACTATGACGCAATTTAAGCAAAGAATAGAACAAGGATTATCAGGTGAATACACTGGTTTAGCTAACGGCTTTAATAGAATCAATAAGTATATTTATAATATACAAAGAAGTTGTTATACTTTGATAGGTGGACTATCAGGTAGTTCTAAAACAACTCTTTGTGATTTTATATTATTGAATGGTTTACAAGATGCTAAAGCTAAAGGTGTTCCATTTAATGTTACTTATTATTCTTGGGAGATTGATGAAGTAAGTAAGAAAGCTAACTGGCTATCTATTATGATTTATAAAAAGTATGATAGAGTAATATCACCACAAACTATTAAAGGTTTAGGTGACTCTAGATTAACTGCTGAAGAATTAGAAATAGTCTATGCTGAATTACCTGAATTAGAAGAACTATTTGCACAAATAGATTGGCATTGGGTTCCAGAGAATCCTACAGGATTGTATCACTTATGGTGGAAAACAATGTCTGCTAAAGGTCAATTTACAATGATGCCATATACTGATGAGGAAGGTAATGCTAGAGAAAAAATAGTTAGTTGGAAAGCTAATAATAAAGAAGAATACAATATTGTAGTGTTAGATCACATGGCTTTAGGTCGCTTAGAAAGAGGATTTAATCTTAAACAAAATATTGATAAAATGTCAGAATATGTTGTTGCTTGTAGAAATATGTTCAATATGACATTTTTTGTAGTTCAGCAATTTAATCAAGGTTTAAGTTCAGTGGACAGATTGAAGTTTAAAGGTGCAGATATATCTCCACAACAAACTGATTTCAAAGACTCAACTAATCCCTATCAAGATGCTGATGTAGTTTTAGGATTGATGAATGCTTATAAGATGGACTTAGAAACAAGTTTAACTTATAATATTAAAGTTGAAGGTTTTCCTGGTAATTTAAAAGGTAAATACAGACTTCTTAAAGTAATTAAGAATAGATTAGGTCAAGATAATATATCTATTGGATTATATACTAAGCCTGAAGCTGGTTACTTTGAAGAATTACCTAGAGAAATGACAACAGAAGATTACACAATGTACTTAAACAAATAGAATGGGAAGAATTATCTTAGCTATCGGAAATCCTGGTAGTGGCAAATCTAGAGCCATATTAAATCTAGATGAGAATACAACTCTATTAGTTAAACCTAATAGAAAAGAATTACCTTTTAAGGGAGGTGCTGTGAAATACAGTACAGAAAAAGGCAATGTAGTAAATTGTTCTACATTTCCAGAGCTTAAAGTTATACTAACAAAAGCTAATGATGGTACAAAATTTAAAACAATTGTTGTTGAGGATTTTACTCACTTTTTAACTAACAGAGTTATGGCTGATGCCAAAATTAATGGTTTTCAAAAGTGGTCAGATTTAGCTGTTGACGTATTTCAAGGGTTAATTAAAATGGAAGAAAAGTTGCGTGATGATTTAAATGTGATAGTGATAGGACATACTGAAAGAAGTACTAATATGAATGGTGATACAGAAATTACTTTACAAACTGTAGGTAAATTATTGGATAACCAGATTAAGATTCCTTCTTATTTTACTTATGTTCTACATGCTGATGTAAAAGAAGTGAATGGTAAAATGGAATATTCATTTTTAACTAATTATGATGGCTTAAGACTTGCTAAATCACCAGAAGGTTGTTTAGATAAGTTTGAACCAAATGATTACAGGTTAATTTTGGATAAAATAGCAAAATATCAATTAGGAGAGTAATTTCTCTTAAATTTAAATTATTAATTATAAAAACAAAAAATTATGTTCAATTTTGAAAATGCAGAAGTATCTAAAGGTAATTACAAAGAAACTATTAAACCAGGAATTAGTGTAGTTAAAACTACAGCTATTACTACTGGTGTTAGTTCACAAAAACAAACTCCTTATTTAGAGTTTGTAGTAGAAGATAGTCATGGTGCTGAATTAAAACAACAATATTATCTAAGTACAGTTGTTAATCCAGGTAAACAAAAATCTGCTTGGGATATTTCTAAGAATGCAATCTTAGCATTAGTTGCAGCATCTAATAACTTAGATGAAGCTACAGCTAAAACTAAAATGCCTAATGCTAAATCTGCTGAAGAATTAGCTCAGAAATTAGCTATTTTAATGACAGGAAAAGAATTCAGATTAAAAGTTACAGGTGAAGAAAAGATTTCTCAAAAAGGAACTAAATATGTAGCTTCTTCTTTTGGTAATGGAGTATTTTGTGAGTCTAAATCAGTATCTGAAGCAGAAAGCAAATTATTCTTTAGTGCTGATAAGAATGTTAAGAAATTAGCTATTGAGCCAGCAGATACTACAGAAGCTCAATCAGCTTTCTCTAGTCCTGCAGCAGATTCAGTTACATTCTAATTTGTCACATATTTTTGTATATTTGTGACAATAAAACAATACTCTTTAACCCCGTAAGGTTAAAGAGTTTTTTAAAATAAATTTATGTTCAATTTTGATAGTGCAAGTTTACAGATAACAAAAGATGAAATACTTAAGTATATTACAGAGTTACAGATATTAGAAAGATATTGTAGTAATTATAATTCATTAGAATTTAGTTTTAAATCAGAATTTTATAATGATAGAAATGCAAGTTGTAGAATAGTAATTAGTGCATCAGGAATACCTTATTATAAAGATTTTGGTAATGGAGATTATTTTCTAGCATTTGATTATGTAAGCAGAAAGTATGGATCTAATTATCATGAAACTTGTAATATTATTGCTAATGACTTTGGATTAAAAGATAGTAACTTTAAAGTTACTCCTCAATTATTGTTAAGTAATGATACTCCTAAGTTAGTTAAAGTTAAATCTAATATTCAAGTGGTTGTAAGACCATTTAACATGTTAGATTATCACTATTGGAATCAATATCATATTTCACTAGCAACTCTACAATTCTTTAATGTCAAAGCATGTAAGAATGTATATTTAGTTAAAGGAGATAAGCATTATGTATTTAATCATAAGAATGATAATCCTTTATATTCTTATAAGTTCTTTAAAAATAATTCTGAATACCTTAAAATCTATAGTCCTTATTCTATTACTAAAGAAGGTAAGTGGTTAAGTAATGTAGGTGCAGATTGTTTACAAGGTTATGATCAATTGCCTGAATTAGGAGATATATTGTTTATAACTAAGTCACTTAAAGATGTCATGACTTTTTATGAACTTGGATATTCAGCAGTAGGTTTACAAGCAGAAACTAATAAATTAAGTAAAAAATCTTATAATGAATTGGTTAAAAGATTTAAAAGAGTTATCTTAGTGCTTGATAATGATGATCAAGGATATACTTCTACTGGTGATTTTTTATTAGAATATGATGTAGAATTTTTCTTTATTCCTAATGAAAAAGATATAAGTGATTACATTAAAAAATATGGCTATAAGAAAGCTTTTAACTTAATTAAAAAGAAACTAAAATGATAAATTTAAATTGGCAACAATTTGTTGAAAAGTATTCTCCAATAAAAAATACATTTGTAAAAGATGCTGCATGTGATGGGCACTTGTTTCAAGATACTAATCACTTAAAAGATGTTCCTAAGAATAAAATATGGACATTGTTAGATAATAATGATGGAGAAGATATGTTTATTACTAATGGTTTATGGTTTATTAATGCATTAGGGTATTTAGTAGCAAGAGAAGAATATACTTTAGAAGAAAAAACTGAAGTAAGATTAGAAGATGGATATGAAATAAAAGAATAATTATGGAAATAATAAAAGTAAGTTTTGATCCCACTGACATTTGGAATCATGAAGATTTTAGACAATTGATTAAAGCACTTAAAGAAAATGATTATTCACACAAAGGGTTTGAATATGAATTATGGATTATCACTACAAATGATAGTCTAATCTATATTAATGCAATTGCTGATCAATTTGACATTCCACCAGAAAGAGTTAAAATGTGTTTAAATGACTCTACTAAAGTAGGTATTATAATATTAAATAGTGACATTCATTTTGATAATGATCAAGTTATTATTAATACATTAAGACCTAATACTACATTACAACCTGTAGGTATTTTAGTAGATAGAAAAATAGATTATCCAGGTATGGGACTTAAGTATATTAAGAACTTAGATACTTGGACAATGGCAATTGTAAGAGAAAGGAATAATGATGAGAAGAAAATTTGTTAAGAAAACTAAAGTTTCTCCAAAACCAAAGAAGAAAGCAGTTCCTCATGGAGTTCCAACTGTACATGATGGAGTTCAATTAAGATCTGGATTAGAAAAAGTATGTTATCAAGCTCTAGAAAAAGCAGGTATAACACACTTTAACTATGAAGATGATATATTTGAACTACAACCAAAGTTTGAAGTTGCAGGAACTTGTCATCAGATTTACAAAAGAATGATGAGTTATGCTGAAGCTCAAGCTGCAGGAATTAATGCTAGATTTAAAGACAAAAATAAATCTAAATATGTTTATCAATTTGGTGAAGTTACTAATAAAATTAGAGCAATATCTATTAAACCTGATTTTAGTTGTCTTAACAAAGACACTAAGACTGGCTGGATAATAGAAACTAAAGGAGATTATACTAATGAGTATCTTCTTAAGTTAAGATTGTTTAAATATTGGTGGACTTTAAATGGATGGACTATAGATTATTTTGCACCTAATAACTTAACTAATGTAAACAAATGTATTAAATTAATTAAAGAAAAGTATTATGGATTATAGAGATAAATTTAAAAAAATAAAAAGTGTTTATTTTTTAACTATGTGTATTTGTAGTGTACTACTGGGTTGGATTATTGGTGAATTAATTTTTTCAGATTCTTTAAAACCTAAATTAATTCCTAAACCAAGTCCTTGTGCAGATACTATTAGATTAGAAGGTTTTAGTGAAAATAAGTTGATAGAATTTATGAAACTTGTTGAAATGGAATATCCTGATATAGTATTAGCTCAAGCTAAATTAGAATCTGGTAATTTTACATCTAATAGATTTATAAAGTATAATGCATTATTTGGATTTCAAAAATCTGAATCTAATATTATAAAATATAAATCTTGGAAAGAATCTGTTGTACATTATAAATGTTGGCAAATGAACAGATTAAGAGAAGATGAGAATTATTATAACTTTTTAATTAGAGTTAAATATGCATCAGATACTAATTATATTAACAAATTAAAACAATTTAAAAATGCCTAAAGTAGATTATGCTGATTTAGAATCAGTTACAAAGTTTTTAGATAAATTAAGTTATGAACTTGAGATTGGTATTGAACCAGGAATCTGGAGTAAAAAAACAATACTGAAAGCTAAAGAATTATCTAAAATGATTAAAGATAAATACACTGAAATTAAACCTGATTATGATAGGACTGATTGATGCAGACCATATACCATACATTGTATGTTATAATAAGGTAAGTGAACCTGACAAGACTTTGGAAGAAGCTATTAGTTCTGCTAATAGTTATCTTTCAGGTTTAATAAATGGTGCAAATGTTGAAGAATTTAATTTATTCTTTACCATTGGAAAAAACTTTAGATATGATATATATCCAGAGTACAAAGCTAATAGAAAAAACAATGAAAAACCACCTTTTTTTAATGAAGTAAGAGATTATTTAATTAAAGAATATTATGGTATTTATGGTTATAATCTAGAGGCAGATGATTTATTAGTCATCTATAAAAATAAACTAATTGAAGAACAAAAAAGTTATATTGTAATATCTACTGACAAAGATATTAATAACTTAATTGGATTAAATTATGATATTAAAAATAATGTTGCAAGATTAGTAGATACAGAATTTGCTGAACAATATTTTTGGGGTTCTGTAATTACAGGTGACACTGCAGATAATATCAAAGGTGTTCCAGGTAAAGGTCCTGCTTTTATTAAAAAATTGTGGGAAGAATGTAAAGAAATAAATTTATTTAAAAGTAGAGTAATTTGTGAATACATAAATTATTTTGGAGAAGAAGCAGGAATTGATGAATTTTATAAGAACTATAAGTGCCTTAAGATTAAAGACTCTTACGAAGGTATTGAGTTTATAGAACCAATAAAAAGCACAGAAGTTTATGCAAGAACGCTTGGAGTGGTTGGAGAATAATGGTTATATTAATAATAATGTAATTAAAAATACTAAAACTACAACATTTTTAATGCCTTTAATTGGCGTATCAGAATTAAGTATTTATTACCTTAATCCTAGATTGTTAATAAATGCTCACATTAAAAGTAAAGAAGATAAATTAATTTATGTAATTTTGAATAAATTAGATTTTCCTGAACAAGCCAAGGATTATGTAACTATTCAAAATTTAAATGAACACTTTGTTGATTATATTGACGAAGAACAAGAGTACATATTAATTTATAAAATACCTGAACACTTTTATGATGATTATAATAAAATACTAAATGGAAAATATTCTAAAACTAGTATTCATTATAAAGAAATCATGATTAGAGTTTATGGTATACAAACAAATAGGGAAGATTATTTATCTACAGTTCATGATGCATTATATCCTACAATTATTAAAAGAGAGCAATATGCTGAATTTTTAAATGTAGATGTAAAGTTAATTGATGAAGTATGTAGTAGACCTAAACTACCTTATGAAATATTTAAAACTATAGAACAATTAAAAGAAAATTATGGAATATAAAGAAAGAGTAGACCAAATTGTTGAATCTAGTAATACTAGAACTGAAAGAATGTTTCCTATATTAAATAAAATAGATAGAATTTGGAATCACAATTCAGATTTACAATTTTGTGAATTGGTTAAATTAATTGTATCAGATAGTTATACTGACTTAGAATTTACTAAAAAATTAGATGAATATATAGACAACAATGGAATTAAATAATTATACAATAGATGACTTTATTAAAATAGAACCTGTAATTTTTGAATATTGTGTAAACTTAACACAAAAGAAAACCTCCACTTCTTGGTATAGGGACGTAGCTGATGCTAAAGACCTATATCAAGAGGTTTTCTTGTTTGTACATGATACTTATTTCAATAAGCCAAAAGAGCCAACATATGAAGGTAGATTTATTCAAATGATGAAAAATGCTACATATTGGGCTTATCATAAAAGAATTACTACAGCAAATTCAAGAATTTACAGAAGTTTGAATAGAATTGATGATTCACCTAAAGATTTATTTTTATTTGAACAATCAAGTTATGAATCAGGTAAAACATACTTGAATTTTAAAGATAGTATTGACTATCAATATTATACTAAATCATTAAATCCAATAGAATTAAAAGCAGTAGATTTGTATTTACAAGGATACCCTATTAAAGAAATTGATGAAATGTGTAATAAGCGTAGAGGATTTTTTGAATATCTTATGAGATCTAAAGTAGCTAAAATTGCAAAGAAAGATGTTGTTAAGCCACCAAAACCTGTTAGAAAAGTAGTTGAAAAGAAAATGAAACTAATAGAAGATGATGTTGCTTTTCTTAAATCTAAAGTTAAAGATTATGATAAAATATTTAATTCTAAAAGAATAAATGAAAAAAATATTAAATTATATTCATTATATTTGCAAGGTGTTAATCTTAAAGATATAGGAAAAATATTTAAAAGATCTAAACATCAAGTTGCCGTAGAACTTTTTAGAATTAAACAAAAAATTAAAAAACATGGTACTGGAGAATAAACATGAATTAATTCCTTTAGAAGAAAAAATTGAACATATTAAAGAAACACTTAAATTTGATAATGGTAAACCTTGTGTAAGTGATATACCACAATTAAGTTTAATGTCTGTTGCTAAAGTGTTTAATTATGGATCTAAAAAATATAGTAAATTTAACTACTCTCATGGCACAGAGTGGTTAAGATACTATGATGCTGCTCAAAGACATATGAATTCCTGGATGACTTGTGAAGATATAGATGAATCTACACATCATCATTTAGACCATGCAATAGCTAGTCTTATGATGTTAAGAGAAAATATCCACCTTGATAAAGGTGCTGATAACAGAAATCCAATTTATAAAAAATAATATGGTATTAAACAAAATACAAAAACCAATTTATGATTGGTTATTATCAAATCCAGGCTATCTAAAATGTAGTCCTAAAGTAGTAAGTAAATACTATCCTAAAAAAGTAGATGTTAAGCATGTAATTATTGCTTTAGAACAAGCTAGAATAGAAAGTAAAGCTAGAGAATCTGCTAAATCTCTAGTTAAAAAAGTGTTAACTTTTAAGATAACTAAACCTAAAAATATTAATATTCAAATATCAAATTTTGATGTTAATAATATTTTAGTAATTGGTGATACTCATTATCCATTTATGAGAGAAGGTTACTTAGAACACTTAATAAAGTGTAGAAAAGACTATAATTGTGGAACAATAATTCATATTGGAGATGTTGTAGATAATGCATATTCATCATTTCATGAAACTAATCCTGATGGACATAGTGCAGGAGATGAATTAGAATATGCTGTTGATCAACTTAAAACAATGTATAAAGAATTTCCAAAAGTTAGAGTATGTCTTGGTAATCATGATCTTATTATTAATCGTAAAGCTTTTAGTTCTGGTTTATCTAAAAGATGGATTAAAGGACTAGAAGATGTTTTAGAAGTTCCAGGTTGGAATTTTGATATTGAACATATTGAACATAATGTATTGTTTACACATGGAACAGGTACTTCTGGTCAAAATGCAGCTTACAATAAAGCTTTAAATAGAAGAATGTCTGTAGTTCAAGGTCATCTTCATTCAGAATCTAATATACGTTATAATGTATCTAAAAATGATATAATTTATGGTATGCAAGTAGGTTGTGGAGTAGATGATAGAAAATATGCATTTGATTATGCTAAAGCTAATCCTAGAAAATTTATTATTTCTTGTGGAGTAATACTTAATAAAGGAAAGTTACCAATTTTATTACCAATGGATTTATAAAATATTGTACCAACAACCTCTGAATATGTTTAAAGTTGAGTGCCTTAGATGCAACTCGAGTGCAGGTCTAAGTAGCTATATAAGATTAGTTTTTCAAACATTTGTATCCCTTGATAGAGATGTCTAGTGCTTATATAAAATCCCAAGCTAAAGTCGGGGATTATTAAAAAAAAATAATTATGAAAACTATTAAAATATTATTATTGTTTGTATCATTAAATATTTTTGGACAAACTTATCCTATAATTGAAGAATTTAATCCTGGGACTACTTGGAATTTTACAAATGGAGCAGGTGTACAAAATTATGGTACATCACAAAATTATGCTTCTACTAATTTAGGTAATATTCCTTATCCTAATTCTTCAACTATTACAATAGCTAGTCCAGTATATAGTTTTACTAATTGTAATACTAATATTACTGTTAATTTTCCATTAGCTGGTAGAATAGAAAATAATTGGGATTTTTTAAGATTTCAATATTGGAATGGTATTTCTTGGATAACTCAACAATCTTTTACAGGTAATCAAAATGCATCATATACTTATAATCTTCCAAATACTATTACAAAATTTAGATTTTTATTAATAACTGATGCTACAGTAAATACTTATCTTTCTGGAGGTATTACTAAAGTATATTATTATGATATTGCAAATTTTACAATAAATTGTCTTACGGTATTGCCTGTTGAATTGATATCTTTTGATGTTATTCAAGATGAATGTTTTAATATTATAATTTTGTCAACAATTAGTGAAATTAATAATAATTATTTTCAATTAGAAAAA